AGAGGCCGGGGGGGGGGTGAGACCCCCGTGATGCGCGCCAGCCCAGTTCAAGTTGCCGCCCTGCCTGGGGAAGTAGTGTCGAATACAGGCAAACAAAACCGTAAAGTTCTGGCCGCTCCGGTAATGGGAGCATCTGCTTCCGCTGCCGGAGCGACCACACTCTTGCGGCAGAAGCATGGGAACTGTCTACACCTTTCAATATTCTTATATTCGATTCCTCTTTCCTTTGTCCGATGGCCCCGCTATTCTCTCCTGCCTTTCCCTTCCTTGAACGGTTCCCATGCTTGTGCCGCAGAGATAGTCAAATGTAGAAAGGAGACCAACTATGGACCCCAACATCAGTTACTATGGGATCGTCATCCTGCTCAGAAAACTCCGGGAATGCGGCAGTTTTACCGAAAAAGAACTCAAAAAAATCGCCGCACGGATCGCTGCGGATAGCGGTGTTGAAGTCGTGTTTTTTCTCTGATTTTCTTCATCTTTCAGTAGCTATTTGGATGCAGTTGTGGTAGTGTTTGTGTTACAAAAAAGGAGGTGAGCGGGTGTGGATGAAAAGCGACTGGTAGACGGAACAACAGCACTGGCAGAAAAGCAGCCCCGTGTTATAAAAATCGAACCTACAGAACGGCCTCAAAATGTGCGGCTGCGGGTCGCTGCCTACACTCGTGTCAGCTCAGACTCCGAGGATCAACTCAATTCCTTTGCCGCTCAGAACCGCTACTACACGGAGTTGATCTCAAGCAAGGCCGAATGGCGCATGGTCGACATCTATGCGGACGAGGGGATTACCGGAACTTCGGTGGCTAAACGGGATGACTTTCAGCGGATGATGGCGGACTGCCGTCGAGGCCTGATTGACCAGATTCTTGTCAAGTCCATCTCACGCTTTGCCCGCAACACCAAAGACTGCCTTCAGAACATCCGTGAACTGAAAGAGTTGGGTGTCAATGTCCGATTCGAGCGTGAAGGTATCGATACGGTCAATGTGAGCAGTGAGCTCATCACAGCCATCTACGCTGCCTTCGCCCAAAAAGAGAGCGAGTCCATATCCGGTAATATGCAGTGGAGCTATCAGCGCAGGATGGAGAGCGGCGAATTCAATACCTGTAAAGCCCCGTGGGGATTTCGGCTTGATGGTAGAAAACTCAAAATATGTGAACCAGAAGCAGACATTGTCCAAAGAATTTTCCGTGAGTATTTATCCGGTAAAAATCCTCAAGAAATCGCAGACGACCTAAATGCCAGCTGCCTGACTGAGCGAGTATGGAATTATAAAGCGGTAGATTACATCCTGCAAAACGAACGTTACGCCGGGAATGCGCTTCTGCAAAAGAGGTATACGCCGGATATGCTCTCGAGGCAGCAGAAAACCAATCATGGTGAGCGTGAAATGTATTTTGTGCCAGGGAGCAACGATGCGATCATCTCTCCAGAGATATTTAAACGAGCTCAAGGCCTACGGCAAAAACGCAGTTTAGGAAAAGCACCCGTACACAGCGAGATCATCTCACAAATCCGGTGTATCTGTGGCGCACGGATGCGGTTTAAAAATGTTAACAGCAAATGGTATCTATGCTGCACAAGTCATGACACAAAGGGGGATTGCTTGATCACGCCGAGCCGTGAGACTCAGATCCATGCATCCTTCTGCCGTCTGTACTACAAGCTGAAACATCAGAGCATCCCTATTCTGGAACAGATGCTTACAAGTCTCCAGCTGATTCGCAATCGCAGGATGCTCTGGAGTCCTGACATCGTCGCCCTGAATAAAAGAATATCAGATATATCCAGTCAGAATCAGACATTGGCCTTTCTCAAACAGCAGGGCCTTGTTGATCCTGACATTTTTATAGCCAAAACCAATGAGCTGACCAAGCAGCTCCAGCAGGCCAAGCTGGAAAAAGAAAAGCTGATGGATGCCGAGAGCGACATGACCGCCCTGCAAACACGAGACTTGATAGACATCCTGGAAGATGGGCCGGAATTCCTCGACAGCTTTGACGCGGAACTGTTTGGTGAACTCGTTGAGAAAATTATCATAGAGAGCAACGACTCCGTCCGCTTCTGCCTGAAAAATGGGCTGGAGCTGCGGGAGTCCATAGAGAGGACGGTGCGGTGATGGGAAACCGGAAGCAGCCCTTCGGCTACAAGATGTCTCTGGGTAAGATCGTCATACAGGAATCAGAGGCGAAACTTGTGCAGGAGATCTTCCTCCGATATATTGCAGGAGAATCCTTGAATGAGTTGACGGAGTCGCTTCGCCAGCAGGATATCCCATACGACGAGGGACGGCTCTGGAACAAAAATATGGTCGCCCGTATTCTGGCGGACGCACGCTACACCGGAGAAAAAGAATATCCCAAGCTCATAGATAAGGAACAGCTCATCGCGGCAAATGAAAAACGCTCAAACAAGCCTCAACTTCCGAAAAAGACAGAAGCCCAAAAGGTGCTGCGTAGGCTCTGCGGTACACCACCATCTGAGCGGGTGGAACAAAGTGTCACCGACCTGCTCAATGGTCTCGCAAATTACCCGGACCACATACAGCATCGGCGCAGTCCTACGCCAGTCACATATTCCAAAACGCAGGAGGCGCTGGATAATGCTCTGGAGCAGCAGCCAATCGACGAGGATAACGCCAAAGCGCTGATCCTCCGGCTTGCGGCAGAGCAATATGCTACTCTGGGGAATGAAGAATATGAAACAAATCGTCTCCGGCATCTCTTCTCCGCATTCGAATGTGTGGCGGAACTGAACGCAGATCTTCTGAAAAGCACCGTATCCGAGGTGCTGGTGACCCGCCAAAATGTCAAACTGCGATTAAAAAATGGGCAAATCATAGAAAGGAGTGACCTGCAATGAAAGATGATGCCCCGAGAGTGATCAAAATCCCTGCCAAACCGGAAACCACCCGCCAGGCAGAAGCCCGCAGACAGCTCCGGGTGGCAGCTTACTGCCGAGTCTCCACCAAAGAGGAGGACCAGGCAAACAGCTATGAGGTGCAAAAAGAGTACTATACCGATAAAATCATGTCCAACACCGCTTGGACGATGGCCGGCATCTTTGCGGACAAGGGCATCACCGGAACCTCGGCCAAGAAGCGCGAGGACTTCATGCGGATGATCCGGCACTGCCGCCAGAAGAAAATCGATGTCATCCTGACCAAGTCGGTTTCCCGCTTCTCCCGCAACACGGTGGACTGCCTCTATTATATCCGGGCGCTCAAGCAGCTCGGTATCGCGGTCATCTTCGAAAAGGAAAACATCAATTCTCTGGAGGAGGACAGTGAGCTGCGAATCACCCTCTCCGGTGCCTTCGCCCAATCTGAAAGTGAATCTATCTCCGCGAATGTCACATGGGGTAAGCGCCGCGCCATGGAAGCCGGAAAGGTCAGCATCCAATATAAAAAGCTGTACGGCTACCGCAAAGGTGAGGATGGCCAGCCGGAGATCATTCCGGAACAGGCCGAAATCGTCCGATGGCTCTATGAGCGCTATCTCACTGGGGCCAGCCTGCGGATGATCAAAGACGAACTGGAACAGCAAGGCGTCAAGTGCTTCGAGGATTCACCGGAGTGGACCATCTCCCGCATCCGCAGCATCCTGCAGAATGAAAAATACTGCGGTGATGTACTGATGCAGAAGACCTTCCGGCAGGACTTTATCAACCGCAAGGCTATTGGCCAGCTTCCCATGTACCTCATTGAAAATCACCACGAGGGCATTGTCAGCCGTGAAAAGTATGATGCCGTACAGGCGGAGATGGCACGGCGGAATGCAGCAAAGAGCCCCTCCAAGAACGCAGTCACGGGGATGGCCTCCTACGCCAGCAAGTATGCACTCTCGGAACGGCTGGTCTGTGGTGAATGCGGGACCCTGTATCGTCGCTGCACATGGACACGAAACGGTGAAAAACGAGTCGTGTGGCGCTGCGTGAGCCGATTAGACTACGGCAAGAAATACTGCCACAATTCACCCACATTGGATGAAGCGCCGCTCCAGCAAGCAATCCTTGCCGCTCTGAACACGGCCATGGCCGACAAGAATAGCCTGATCCGGCAGATCACAGATGCCATGGAAACGGAGATCATCCCATTCCCCGGCGGCACGATGAGCCTGGGAGACATTGAACGCAGGCTGAGAGAACTGGAGCAGCAGTTCCAAACACTGTTGGAAAAGGCTACGAATGATCCTGCCGCCTATGGCGGTCAGTTCAAAGAAATACTGGACGAGCAGACTTTCCTGAAGGAAAAACGGTCCGTGATCCTCGCGAATAACAACGAACAGACAAAAGCCAATCAGCGCATCATGGATGCCGCACAGACATTGGAAAACGCATCGCTCCACATTACGGAGTGGGACGAGAGCGCCGTTCGCCAACTGGTGGAGACAGTAAAAATCCTCTCCAAGGATGAGGTCGCAGTCACCCTGAAGGGTGGCATTGAGATTTGCCAGAAAATTATGTACTGAAAGAAGGTGGAAAGATGATTTTTGTAACCGGTGATTGCCACGGAAACTTTGAACGCTTCAAGCCGAAATATTTCCCGGAGCAGGCACAAATGACAAAGCGGGACATCGTGATTTGTGCCGGAGACTTTGGTGGTGTGTGGTTTGGAGACGGCCGTGACGAGGCTGCATTGGACTGGCTGGAAAGTCTTCCGTTCACGCTGGCCTTCGTCTGCGGGAATCATGAGAACTACGACGCACTGGAACGATATCCGGTGAAAGACTGGCACGGCGGCAAGGTACACCGCATTCGCTCTCATGTCCTGCACCTGATGCGTGGACAGGTCTTCGAGCTGGAAGGCTATCACTTCTTCACCATGGGCGGAGCAAAAAGCCATGATACGGAGGACGGCATTCTGGAACTGGGTGCTCCGGATTTTGAGCGAAAGCTCCTGATGCTGCAGAGAAAGCCCCGAGCGAGGTATCGCATCAATCACATTTCGTGGTGGGCGCAGGAGATGCCTTCTGAGGAGGAGTACGCTGAAGCACGGAAAAATCTGGCCAAGGTCGATTGGGCGGTGGACTATGTTATCACGCACTGCGCTCCCACCAGCATTGCTCTCATGGAAAACCGCCACAATGAGGCAGACCCGCTCACAGATTTCCTGCAGGAGGTCAAGGAGAGAGCACATTATCACTACTGGCTGTTCGGCCATTACCACGACAACCGGGCCATTGATGAAAAGCACATACTGCTCTGGGAGCAGATCGTACAAGTTATCTGAAACAGGTCAAGGCAGAGAAAAACACGGCGATGTTACCGTGCTTTTCTCTGCCTTGAGCGTTGAATCAGGCGCTGTGCGCCGGAAAGGAGAAACTATGAATATCCGAAAGGCTGTGGACTACAGCACAATGTTTGCCACACTGGAATCTGTCATGAAAGCAGATCTGCCGCAGATGGAGCTGTACTGCGAAATCGGCAAGGCCGTCTGTGCCCACTCGGAAAAGGGTGCAGCGGTAGCTGCTGCGGAGTTCATAAAAGAACAATACCCGGATATGACCGGCTTCTCTCCGCGCAATGTGCGCCGGATGCGGGATTTCTGGCAGTTGTACAGCGGCACGCCGGAACTGCTTGGCGAAGCGCTTCACTTGAATTGGACACAGAACGTTGTGATCATGGAAGCAGAACTACCCGCAGTGGAGCGGCGCTGGTACATCCGGCAGGCCGCTGCACAAAATCTATCCAAGTCGGAGCTTCTGCAAATGATCGAGGATTCTGCGTATCTGGAAAGTGTTCTCGACGAAAAGGTCGATGTGTGGTATAATGAGGGCAACGATGAGATTTCGGAGAGAACGCAGTATGAAGAGGATCCTGTTTATCTGTCACGGCAATATCTGCCGCAGCCCCATGGCCGAGTTCGTGATGAAGGACTTGGTAAAAAAGGCGGGACTGGCATCGCAATTTCATATCGAATCAGCGGCTACCAGTCGGGAGGAGATCGGCAACACAGTCTATCCTCCGGCACGGCGCAAGCTGGCCGAGCATGGGATCTCCTGCGAAGGCCATGCCGCACGGCAGTTGACAAATCGGGATTACGACGAATACGATCTCCTGATCGGCATGGACCAGGCCAACCTCCGGGATATGTACCGTATCTGCGGCGGCGACTATGCCGAAAAGATGTCCCTCCTGATGGATCACACCGCCCATCCCGGCAATGTGGCAGACCCATGGTACACCGAGGACTTCGAGGCGACCTGGCAGGATGTGCTGGATGGCTGCCAAGGACTTTTGAAAGAATTCATGACAGAACGAGGTGATTCAAATGGCACAAAACGATAATATCCAACTGTTCGAAGACAAGCGTATTCGAACCGCATGGGATGAGGAAAAGGAAGAATGGTACTTTTCCGTCGTTGATGTGGTAGCTGTGCTGACTGATCAGCCAGATTATCAGGCAGCTCGTAACTACTGGAAGGTAACGAAGAAACGCCTGAAGAATGAGGGAAATGAAACGGTTACAGCTTGTAACCAGTTGAAAATGACCGCTTCGGATGGCAAAAAACGATTGACTGATGTAGTCGATACCGAGCAGCTTCTCCGAATCATCCAGTCTATTCCTTCCCCGAAGGCAGAACCGTTCAAGTTGTGGCTGGCACAGGTCGGTCGAGAGCGTATCGAGGAGACCATCGACCCGGAGCTGACCATTGACCGCGCTCTGGAAACCTATCTCAAGAAGGGTTACAGCCGTGAGTGGATCAATCAGCGGCTGCAGGCCATCCAGGTCCGTAAAGAACTGACGGATGAATGGGATGCCCGCGGTGTGCAGAAAGGCGTAGAGTACGCCATCCTCACGGACGAGATTTCCCGAGCCTGGTCTGGCATGTCCACCCGGCAGTACAAAAATCTGAAGGGCTTGAAAAAGGAAAACCTTCGTGATAACATGACTACGCTGGAACTGGTACTGAATATGCTGGCGGAGGCCACTACCACTCAGTTTTCAAGAGATCGCAAACCAACGACCTTCCAAGAGAATTTGGCAGTTGCCAAGGCGGGCGGTCAGGTGGCTGGACGAACCAGAAAAGACATTGAGTCCCAGTCAGACACGCCGGTCATTACTGCTAAGAATGCCGCACAGCTTAATCAGGTAGTGACAGATCTGCTGGAAGGAGCAGTCTCTGACACAACTGAAGAATCAAAAGACAAGTGAGCTCTACGTGCCATGTTTTTCGTTGAAGCTGTCATGCGACGATTTTTGAAAGCAAATTTCAAAAAATCTATAGTGTTGAGTTATGACACAGAAAAAGCCTGTAACCGCAAGGGTTCATGTTCATAGGTACAC